TTATTTCTGCTTTTCAGAATATGGCTTCAGAATATGAAGTGCCTCCAGCTCAGCCCCAACCACCGGAACCACTGCGATTTTTCTGTCATATCGTGCCGTCTGTTCGACATTCTTGTGACCCGAAATCGCCCGCTTCTCGTAAATATCAACGTTCAAATCTGAAACCCCTTTTGCCTTCAGATCATGAAACGTAAAAGTGAAATCAATGTCAGGGAATTTCTCCTTTGCTTCCTGCTTAAGCTTCCTCCATCTTGCATTGAAACCATCTCTTGTATAACCGGCACCGGAAGGCTGGTGGATGATAAAAATACTGCTCATTCCCTTATTCAGGGGTAATGACTCTGCCAGGGCAATGACAGAACGAAGTCTTTCACTCCAGCCCTTTATCTGAGCTACTGAAGTTTTGCTCTGCTTGATCAATATCCCTTGATCAACAAGCTGGGTTTTCTTCATTGAAAGAACGTCAGCCTGCCGCGCCAGACATAAATAGGCCAGCTCCATTGCTATCTTTTCAACGGGCGAAGCGAGGCTATACAAGGCTGCATACTCCTCGTGAGTTACATAACGGTCACGTGACTTTTCTTTGTACTGCTTGACCCCTTTGGTAGGATTTCCCTTCACCAATCCACGCTCATATCCCCAACGAAAGACACGTGAAATAAAGGCCTTTTCACGGTTGGCCTGAACACGGCTTTTCAAGCCGCGCTTGTCCATATATTTTCTGATGTGTTCCGGTTTGATGGAATCAGGGGGCATCTTCCCAAAGACGGCCAAAACTTTAACCGAATATTTTCGGTAGTCTTTTTGCGTTTCTTTGGCTAATTCGAAAAAATCTGGAGAATTAAAAAAGGATTCTGCCAGGCCTTCGAATGCATCTTCACGCTTACGTTCGTTAATAAGTGCTTCGTATGCTATCCAGACCTGAGCCTTCGTACTGTCTATGTCGCAAAGCCGGACTGTGCCGCCGTTTTTTGGCTTAAATTCGTAAGCAGAACGGCCCCGATAAACGCGGGGCGGTAACCAGTTATCTTCCTTGTTCTGTCTGACTCTTGCCATCAGTCTAACGCTCCAAAATCTGGCTCATTCATATCATTAGTGGTCTGCTTGCGCGATGCCAGTGGATCATTGAAATGCTGCCATGTGGTTCGCGGCCTGCCATCCCTTCGCACCATAAAAAATATTCCTGCATTTTTAAGACACTGACATTGCTTTGAAGGCGTTTTGTAGCCTGTCAGTTGCTCAATGTCGGCATCGGAAATAATTTCGTTATTGCTCTGGTTCATACCCCACACACTCCCGCTGCAACAGGTTTGAAAAGCCGTGACAGGTCACGGCGCTATAACCAATTTAGTTTCATGCCAACCCAGGCGAACCCAACAGGCTGACTCTTCTTTAAGTGGGCAATCCTGCAAAGGCAGGCAATCACCACACTTACCGCACTTGCGCTTACTCATGGACTTGATCCGGCTACGTACTCGCGCATCGTCCTGGCGAATAAGCAGAGCGATATACTCTGCCATTTCGTAGGGCTCACGCCCCGGACGGCGAGCGGAGCAGTTCTGCTCCAGCATCGCCAGTTCCTGCTCATCGAGAACAATCTCCACCTTTCTGACACCTGCAGCGGCCTGTCTGGCGCGCTGCTCTGCTTTGCGTTCGGCGCATGACTTGGCCATCAATCAAACCTCCAAATGCAACTGAAAAGACATGCGATCACGTTTTTCACAGTAAGCAAGTGATCCCGGCGAGTTATGAGACTCAATCCGCTCGACCAAAACGGATGCGCGTGTCTCTTTTGAAGCCGGTGAATAAGCGCCAGACCAGGCTTTATCAATGCCGATATTTCGCGCTACGTTGGTACTGTCAGCGCTCGCCAAGGGCAGTTTGGTAAAGATGAGCGGATTCAGCATGCGCAGGCCATGAAGCTTCGCCATTGGCTGGCCCTTTACGTCTGTTACATGCTTGATTAAATCCTTCATGCGAGACACGGCCAGATTAGGGCGCTTAACGTCATACTCACCACAACTACCAATCGCAACGCGCGGATACTCATTGCAGAGCCGGATAAAGCGATCATCGCTCTCGTTCATGTGCCAGACCGGAACGCCGTAGAAATCGCCGTGCGGCCACTCATCCAGCAGCGCTTCATTCTCACCCTCGCCACCATCAATCACGTCTGGAATAATTGCGAAATCGAAGCCAGGGTGATTTTTCCAGACGGCTACGAAATCGTAGTAGTCTTTCCAGTCAATTTTGTTTTTGCCAGCTGCTTTCCATGCAGTGAACGCACCGTTATCAACCGCAAAAGACTGACAGACCTCAGACGCCAGATTAATTTGTCCGCTGTGCGCGAAAGAGATAAATGCATGCCGTCCGCGCCATGCTTTCAAAGCAGCCAAGTCTGGTGTGATTGGCCCGCCGTGATAGTGGATCATCCGTTTACCTCCACGCGCTTAAACTCAATGACCCACACCCACGGGTTAGCCTGCCAGCTTTCCTCGCCGTAGATGGATTTCCAAAGCTTGCTGTAAGCGCTAATTGGATAGCGCTCCCACTCGTGCCAAGGCCATCCAAAATCATCAGTGCCAGGATAGCCGTCACGGTCGGGAACACCATATTTATAGGTTTGCCCGTCTTTGCTAATTTCAGCCAAGCCTTCAGCGATAGCGTCATGCTCATTGACACTGTTCAGCCGCTCCACACGAACGCCGGTAATCTCCAGCGTTAAGCGGGAAGCCCAGCGCGGCATGTGGATGGATGGACGCCAGCGACCTTCTTTCGGCCAATCTTCTGGAGTGGTGGCACGATAAGCAATATCGTGGGTATCCTGGTCAATGTTGTATCGCGCCCACGTCTCACGCACCCACAGGCGATCACCTACTGCACCGAATGGGCATTTAGCAAGAAACTGCTCTTTGGTGTAATCGCACCATGTGCCGCTCTGGTTGCGCATTGAGAAGACATGATCGCCATACCACTTGTCGCCAGGCTCACGATAATCGATAACCTTCTGCCCGTTGGCCTGCATGCTTTTGGCTAGTGACTGGATGACACGGCGCGTCTGCGTCTTCCTGCCGTTCAGAACTGCACGAACCATTTCGGCGTTTAAGAGGATTGGGCGCTCACGCATTGCTGGCCTCCTTTAAAAAAATAATCCAGTGAGTCTTGTCACCTTTGCCTGTACGCTGCCAGATAGTGGGTTTCTGGTCGGTTAGCGCTATTACCTGACTAACTGGTATCTGCGTTTCATTCCATTTGAATATCAGCGTGCCGTGTGGCCGCAACACACGAAAGGCTTCGTTGAACCCGGCGCGAATGTCATCGCGCCATGTGTGCTTGTCGAGTGCGCCATATTTCTTACGCATCCAGCCGTTCTCTCCAGCACGGTCGAGGTGAGGCGGGTCGAAAACAACCTGCGCAAAGCTGTTATCAGGGAAAGGCAAAGAGCGAAAGTCAGCGATGATGTCCGGGCTGATATGTAGAGCTCGGTTATCACAAAGCACATGCGATTCCTTGCGAATGTCTGCGAAAACTGCTCGGCTGTCGTTCTTATCTAACCAGAACATTTTCGAGCCGCAGCACATGTCCAGAATTGGCTGCTCCATCAAACACCTGCCTTAGCACGAAGCCAGATGCAGACCGCGCCATCATCGGTGTCATGGATAGAGCCTACGAACCAGCCATCACCCGCAGGCGCTTCAGGATTCCATGTTGAGAGGTCGTAACCATCAACGTCTGGTTCTATTTCTTCCTCGTCGCGATAATCAACCTTCCACTCAAGGCCTTTCGCTTCCATCCACTGATCGAATTCATCTTCCGGGATATATTCTCGGCCATCACAGAAGGCCAGGTAGTCAGGGTGTGACCAGTAGCCGTATTGATCGCGCTCTACAGGCAATGCTGTTAGCGAAGCAGCTTTAATACCTTCAGCCTTATCCGCAGTGTCATGGGTGCCGGAGCGGAGTTGCTCAGCAAACTTGATCGCCTCATCTTCGAAATACTTGCTGTATTCTGAACGGTGAACCCGATGCGCTAATTCTACGGCGAAGGTTTCTACCGCATCAGCCCGCACCGAGTTCAAGTAAGCGTCGGTGGCTGGGATTTCAGGCATGCCGCCAGATACAAGCTCAATCTTGCAATCGTACTCACCAACCTCAGAAACCCGGTATGTCCGGTTTGGCATTTTTGCTGCAACCTGAACATCGAACTCTGTATTGAAATCCATGCAGCAGTTGTTAGCGATATCCTCAGGACAGTCGTAAGGACTCTCCGGGTCTTCTGCGTCCCAGAACATGAGGTTAGATTTCAGCGCTGCATTCTCAGCCGCCATCGCATCCAGCTTCTGCTGTAACTCATCACCACGGACGATGGCGCAATCCAGGCGAGCAGAAAGGGCAGAGACAAGCTTTGCGATTTCAGTAAGTGGCATATCAGCATCAAGCGCTTTAGCGAACTGATGGCCGGCTTCAACAAGCTCTCTGTTTGATTTATTCGATAACATGCTGGTGGCCCTCAGTGAAAAACGATGTTGCAGTTAAGGCGCTCAGCTTCGTTCTGCGCCTTGATTGGATTTTTGATAACGGTACCGTCAGGCATCAGCCAGCCATTGAGCAGATGGCTATAGGGCAGGGTGATACGGCCAACGGTGATAGGGTCGTCTGACTTTTCCATGAATACTCCACACACGATTTTTGGTTGCACTAATCCCTTGCCGAAGGTGGCAATAAAACTTTTGGGATTTAGTTAATTGGCTGCTGGGTTACTGCAACAACCCAGAGCCGGGCCTCCACACTTGAAGGTTGTTGTGACATGTCACAACGAAGAGAACACTCAGCGCCTCTGTGGCGCGGCCTTATGCGCCCGCCAAATGCTCTCATCGTTGTGCAAAAAAGTGCGGTTAAACCGGTTGAACATTACCTTCGCTCTCCTTATGGGATGAAAGCCCCGGAGTAACCGCCAAATACAACACTCTCACTTTCCTAACTTTCACAGCTACTGCATCTTTGAAACAGCATCTAACTAAGTATCTTGCGTTTAATCTAAGTTAACTTAGATTTTAGGTCAAGAAAAAAGCCTAAAATTATTTAGGCTTCTTCGTGGCTGCTTGTTACCTCAGCGGCGCATCAATCGCCTATGCTCGACTAAGACCCCGATAATATTGATCTTTTCTTTGTCTGAGCTTCTTACTGCAAAGTCGTCGTTTAATGGGACCAATTCAAAAATATCATTGCCTTCTTGATTGACTCCACGAGCCCTGTACTTTTTGAAGGTAGCTTCATCTTCGCCGTTTTTTGCAACCACGTAATCGCCAGGCTGGGGTCTAAGTTCTGGATCGACAAGGATAAGATCACCCTCGACAAACTCAGGCTCCATCGACTTTCCTTTAATTTTTAAGGCAAAAGTGCCTCTAGAAAAATTTCCGGTACTAAGCACGTAATCAATATTCCCTTCTAGATTCCGCGCATCACTCTCCGGGCTCCATTGACCGGCCTGTACATAACTTATAACCGGTACCTTGAGAGCTCCGACTGGTGCTGCAGCAACGTTGGATTCATCTTCTTTACCGTACAACAGATATGCTTCGCTTACCCCTAGGTAAGAGGCCAATTTAGAAAGTGATTTACCCCCGGGTGTGTTCAGATCACGTTCCCAGTATCCCACTGTGACGTCAGAAACACCCACCGCCTTTCCAAGCTGGCCCTGAGTTAACTTTCGTTCTTGCCTTAGCGCTCTTAAGCGCCCGCCTAATGAACTCACCACCATCCCCTAAGAAAATTTAACTAAGTTATCTTAGTTTTTATTGACCAAAGTAAAATTAGAAAATACTATCTAAGAAATCTTAGGGAGGTAGGTATGACAACAACTGATTTAGAGAACTACTTCGGCTCACCAAATAAGGCTGCGGCTTTCTTTAGCGTTTCACCGGAAGCTTTTTATCAATGGCGTAAACGTCCAGGTAGCTTAATTCCCAAAGGTCGCGCAACTGAAGCTGCTTTGCGCACCAAAGGAAAGCTTAAATTTGACCCATCCCTTTATGGGAAGACTACTGATTCGTCAGTTAAGTCGTAACTACCCAAGGATAAAAAAAATGGTAGACACGATTAATCAGGCAGTTCGCCAGATGTGTAAAGCGCATAAGCACGGTCGTTTAGGTATGGCTGCTGATTTAGGAATGAGTATCGATCAGTTCCATAACCATCTCTATCGCAAGTGCGGTAGTCGCTTTTTCACCCTGGATGAGCTGATGCAAATGGAGATTATGTCCGGCACCCATTGCGTAGCAGAGTTCATGGCCGTTCGTCATGGAATGCTGCTGGTGGACATCAAGGCCGCTGGCGAGATGGACAAGGTTGATTTGTTCGATACGCAGATGAAGGCCAAGGCCGCAGAAGGTGAGCTGGCTACAGCACAGCTTGCAGCTATGGCCGATGGAGTAATCGACCATCACGAGAGCAAAACACTGTCAGCGTTATTCCGCAAAAAACTCACTCACCAGGTTCACGGATTCTTCGGGCTCATTGCGCTCTTCAGCGCAGGCACAGCAGATCACGCCGTGGACATGTTCTTATCAACCGGGAGGAAGGCAGATGTCGCCGGAATGCAGTTCGACGCGCAGGACATTTGAAGTGGTTTCAGATTTAGCAGGGGTCAGAAAAGGTGAACGCCCCGGGTTGCAGCCTAGGGCGTTCGGTGCGAGTAAATCAACGTGTGTGGAGACTCATCGCATGAGCATTGTAAATCAGAAACCGTTGTCACGGCAATTCCGCTGCCGATATCAGGCTGGCGTTCCTGTCTATGAGCAAATCATATCCTCAGCGGATAAGGCCCACAACTACCAGTGCGTGCCGCGTTTGGTAGTCGAATCAGCCTGGGCAGAGTTTTATCGTCGTCCCGCAGATGCCGGGGTGAACCATGGAAACTGAAATCATCAAGCCTTGGGTAGAACGCTACATCGACAATCGCGGTGTTCCGGTCACAACTGTTGGCGTTGATACGGTTAATCACCGTGTGATCTTCCGCCGCCCTAATTATCCGCATGATTGCATGCTGCCGCGTGTGTTGTTCAATCAGAAGTTCAGGAAGGTATCACCATGAGTTTACTGCTTAAGGTCAAGCCGCTTGTGGTGAGCCCTGAGCTTGCCAGCCGCATTGGCCTCAATGAAGCCATTGTGCTTCAACAAATTTGCTACTGGCTGGAAGACACCACATCTGGCATCGATTATGACGGGAAACGCTGGGTTTATAACACTATCGATGAATGGACAAATCAGTTTCCATTCTGGTCATCTGACACTGTTAAGCGTGCTCTTACGTCGCTTAAAAAGCGTGACCTGATTTTCGTCGAGCAGTTGAAAAAAACTCAGCATGATCGGACTAATTATTACGCAATTAACCACGCAAACCCTTTATTGACCGATGAGGGCAATTTGCACTCATCGAAGAATGCAAATTGCACTAATCGAATGGGGCAACCTGCACTAATCGAGCAGGGCAACATGCCCTCATCCATCAGGGCAAATTGCCCTCATCTTACAGAGAATACAACAGAGAATACTACAGAGATTACAGGTAAAGACTCTTGTCCGGTTTCTGCGAAACCCGACAGTGATTCTTCCGAGGATGCTTTCCGTGTTCTTGAGCATCTTAATCGCGCCGCTGGATTGCGTTATCAGAAATCGAAATCGTCGCTTGGTCCTATCCGTGGTCGCCTTAGTGAAGATTTCAGCGCTGATGAGCTGATCCTTACAGTGGATTACACCATTGCCAAGTGGTCTGAAGACCCGAAGATGAGCGAGTTCGTTCGGCCAGAAACCATTTTCCGTCCTGGAAAGTTTCCCGGTTATCTGAGTTCTGCCCAGAAGTGGGACCGCGCCGGGCGCCCGCCATGCATCAACGGTAAGTGGATGCGTGACGTAACCGCTTTACCACCAGTAGACAGCCAGACGCCTCCGGGCTTCCGTGGCGCTTAAGGGGGATTCATGGACAACGCCGAAATTATTCTTGAATGCCTCCGCACTCACGGTGGGATGAGCATGAAGCGCATCAGCGAAAAGACAGGCATTAAGTACGCAACTGCCCGCGATGCGGTTTTTCAGATGTGCGAGCAGCTCATCCTGATTCGCAATCAGAAGTGGCTGTTTACGGTAAACACCGCACCACGGCCTGAAGAGAACGGTGACTATCTCAAAGCCGTTCAGACAGCGACTGAGCTTGAGAGCAAGGGCCTGTGGCTTCGCGCAAGCCATAACTGGTTGAACGCCATGATGACAGCCACCTTTGAGCACAACCGGCAGGTTGCAAAAGTCAAAAGCGATAAGTGCGCGGCCAGAGGCGCTATACGCTGCAGCAGCTATAGCGGCATCAACAGCGGGAAAGTCAGCGATTACTGGCAGTGGGAGGTTCACCGATGAAACCAGCCCTTAAGCGCCACTTTGAAGAATACGAATATTTCTACAGGTCATTGCCGGAAGTGCTGGTGATCATCCTGTTACTGATTATCTATCTGGTCTGGGAGTTACACACAGCATGAGCACCTTATCACTGGTTTACAAAGACAAATACGAAAAAGGCACCAACATCACTACCCGCAAAACCTACTTGCTGAGCGTGGATGAGCTTTACGTCGAGCCTGGTTACAACGTCCGCGAGATTGACCAGACCCACGTTGAAGAATTCCGTGATGCGTTTATCGCTGGTGAGCATGTCCCGCCGCTTGCCGTTCAGGTTACTGAGCTGGGCATCAAGGTTATCGACGGGCATCACCGTTACTTTGGCGCGAAGCTGGCGCAGGAAGCGGGTCATGAGCTGCGCCTTGAGTGCAAAGACTTCGTTGGCAGTGAAGCAGACCGCATCGCCTTCATGGTGACAAGTAGTCAGGGCAGGGCGTTACTCCCTCTTGAACGAGCCGCCGCCTATCAGCGTCTGGTCAATCAGGGCTGGGAACCGGCAGAGATAGCGAAGAAGGTTAAGCGCTCGGTCACTGACGTTGAACAGCACCTCCAGCTTCTGACCGTTGGCGATGGCCTGATTGATATGGTCAAGTCTGGCGAGGTAGCCGCCACGACAGCGATTGCCCTGCAGCGTGAGCATGGCGCTAAAGCATCCAGCGTCGCTCAACAGCAAATGGAAAAAGCCAAAGCTGCGGGCAAAAAGAAACTTACCAAATCTGCTGCAATGCCTCAGTTCAGCGCAGCTAAGGCCCGTCGTCTGGTGGAGCTGCTGTGCGATGCGCAGGCAGGTGGCCAAGAAGATGGCTTGACAGCGCTTTATCACAATTCTAGGTATACCGTTGAGATTATGTCTATCCTGGCTGAATACCGTGAAGGCATTGTTCGCTATAAGCAGTAATCAGAGCTGAAGATTGTTATTAGGGAACTGGAAAGAGTTGCCAAAAAACAGCGACAAAATAGAAATTTCAATTCATTAAAATAAATCACAGAATAGTGATAAAATACTTTACAAAAATGGGGAATTGATTTTTATTATGGTTGTGACCTTGTGAGGGCTAAAAGAAGTGCATTTATTATTATGCGGTATTAATTGCTTTACGAAACTATTACTTTCATGCTTAGAGTACAGGCTCTGAGAATTCAAATGTGTTTTATTTTTTATGATGGTAATGGCTGTGTTTTTAATTGAGGAAGAAATGGAAACTTATAAACAACAGGTCAAAGAGCTAAGTCGAGAAGAAATATGGAGTCGTGCTGTTGACAAGCTCACAAAAAAAAGGGATGAGCAAAAAATTATAAAAAAGGATGTGGTTAGAAGATTGTGGGACCATTCTTTTAATGAAGTTTTGCGTTTTAGATACCATAAGCCTAATTCTGATGTGCTTAATTCATGGGGTGAATTTGCAGATGAAATCTATGGAATTAGAACGCCTAGTAGTCTTAAAATTGCTTTTTTCTGCGGGCCTGAGCCTGAAAATGATTTAAATATACTAACAAAACTTGGTGTTAGGGTTGAAAATGTTTGGGCGATTGAGTTTGCTGAAGAAGCCTATGAGTCGGCTTTAAAGTCGGCTAAAGAAAAATATCCTACTCTAAAAATTTTTAATGGTGATATAGCAGACCTAATGCAAATCACTTCTTTCAAGTTTGATATTATATATTTGGATTTTACAACTACTTTATTGACAAGGAAGCCTCCTGCATTAAATGTAATTAATAATATTTTTGAAAATAATTCATTGGCGGATTTAGGTGTTCTTGTGGTTAATAGTGCGCTACCCAATCCGACAGAAGATAATGTAGCGTTTTTATCAAGTTATTTTGCTTCGCATGCTTTTTTAGAAGAATCAATATATACGGGTTCCTATGAAGATTCAAACCACATTGAAGGGCGATCCTGCTATGGATATTACACTAAGGGAGAGTTGTCGGAAGACGATGATTATGAAGAAAAAAATTTTGATGATTTGATTAAAGTTAATTTTGATCAGGCATATGGAGCTTTCTCTTCACATTATCCTTACCTGTTTGCAAGTTATCTTGCACCAATGTTTAAAATTGCGAGCAGTGAGAGATTGAAAAAATTTTTTTTGAATGCTGATGAAAAGATCATTAATGAAGCTATAGAGAAAATATCTACCCGCGAGGACGCTGATAAAAAAGAAGTTAACTCCCGATTTGATCTTAAGGAAGGGGTGGGTACTTTTGTTGAGAATATAGTTTGCGATGATTGCGATGAAGATGAATTTGAAGGTGCAGAATTATTTCAAGATGCTGAGAATTATCCATTTTGGAGCTTCATCTGTTATTTGAAAGAAAGTAAAGGAAATGCTTGTGCTTTTTGGTATGAGCAATTCACAAAGAATAGGAATAATAAAACTTCCTATCTAAAGTGTTCTCAGCTATATGATCTCCTAAGAAATGGAAGTTATATCTATAAAAAAATCCTGTCCCCTAGATTGTCTGTTTGCATCAGCGAGGTTGAAAAGTCAATTCCTGACAGGCGTAGACCTCTCTTTTGTGATTTCCCTATGCCACATCTATGGGTTGAACTTGCATTGAATCACCTCGGAAATGCTTATCATATTAATACAAGCGAACATTGGAGGGCGAGATACAAAGCCAAGAAGCGAGAAATGTTTCTTGATATGTTTACGTTTGATAGTTGCCGCCCTTTATATGACTGGTTACCTATGTTAGAATTATATGGAAACGATCTGAAGGCAATGGAACGGCAAGTTATCACTAGGGCTTGTATGGATTTAATTACAAAGCAAAGCCACTATTTGTCGACCGTTAGCTATTTTGGGGCGAATTTAGTAGATGCACATACATACGAGTGGCCTAACTTTGCTGAATTTCCTCCACGAATTAACCTTAACAAAATTTCAGATGAGGGGCAAAAGTGATTAATGTTATAAGATTAATTGCAAGTTTCCAGAGATTGAGATCTGACAATGGTTTATAATAAACCAAAAAACATATGTCTTTAGTTGAGTATTGAGTGTCTTTTTTTTTGATTTGCTAATTCTTTTTATTTGAAAGGAGTTCGAAATGAAATCTAGGCTGTCTACTGTTCTTTTGTCTTCTATCTTTGTATCAACAGCTATAGCAGGTGAACCTGCAAGTTCAAAACAATTACCCACAATTGAAAACGGTTTTGTGGGCTTTCTATGCGGTTCTGAATTAGATGGTGAGCCTGCAAGTCCAAAACTTGTTAATCAAGCGATAGAAAAAGTTGATGTTTCAACGCAAAATTATTCTACTTATTACTATCCTAACTCAACTAAGCGTGTAGCCTTAGCATACGCATATAGAGACAGGAATCATGGGGGTGATTGTCTCGCTAATGTTCAAGAAGAATATTGGAAGCCTAAGAATCAACCAAAGTGATTACATTATTAAATTCAAGGGGGTAGATTATTTTTTTCATATAGATTCCTAAATAGTTATATATTTAACTTAAAAAACTTCTTGTTATTATATTGATTTTAACAGGTATGTTATATTTGGTGGGTAAAGGAATTGGTTCTTTTATTCTGAGGTAAATGAATTTTAGATAATTTTTTTACCTATTATCCCATGGGGTTGTTCTAGATGCCCTTAAGTTAAGGTTCATCCCATTCACTTGCAGGTGACGGGGCTGAACCGTTTAAAAACAGTGTGTGGAGAGAGACATGTCTGATCATTTAACAGGCGTTATTACGCCTGTATCTTACTTAGTAATAATTTTCTCAAAGCTCCCTGGTGCGCAATGAGAGCGCTTTTAACCCCTGAAGTTGCTCCGCGCACAGGGATAGTGCTGCTCAAGCCTGGCTCTGACCTGATGGGGATGTTTCGTGGCCGCGTTCTGGTGAGCACACCGACATCGGACATGGCCGATCTTCCATCAGGCAGGATTAATGACGGCACACAGCCACTGCTTGATGAGCTCTCCCTGATTCCGTTTTTCAGTCATGAGCGGGTTATCGCCACTGCTGGTGGTGCTAATGGCCTTGCTGGTTTCGTTCGTGGTTTTGAATGCTGCCAGTGGCACGACGATGCAACATGGCATCACCATGAATACACGCTTCACGAGACTGAATCCGGCCTGGTGTCATTGTGCTACAGCCACGATAATCAGTTCAGGGAGCATGGCACACCCGGTAAGCTGGACAACATCTCTAAGGGAAACACAGCGCTCTGGATAATCAGGATGATTTGCAGCCAGCTTGGTTTGCATGGGGAGCATCAGCTTACCCTGCCAGAGCTTTGCTGGTGGGCCTCACTGAATAACCTTATCGACCTGATACCTGAAGCACCGGCAAGGCGTGTTTTGCGCATGCCCGTAAGAATCGTCTCAGGTGAGCTAAAGGAATCGCACATCGCGCCAGAACGCCAGCCTAAGCAGGTCATTCAGCAGGCGGCTGAGCAGGTCAAAAAGATTATCACCCTAGTAGCTGACCCTGAATCGCCAGAGTCATTTATGAGACGGCCAAAGCGCAAGCGCTGGGAGAGCCAGAGATACACACAATGGGTTAAGGCGCAGAAATGCGCATGCTGCGTTAATCAGGCAGATGATCCGCATCACATCATCGGACACGGTCAGGGAGGTATGGGAACAAAAGCACATGATTTATTCGTGATTCCGCTTTGCAGGGCGCATCACGACGAGTTACACCGCGACCCAAAACTTTTTGAGTCCAATTACGGCAGTCAGATTGAACTGTTATTCCGGTTTCTTGATCACGCTATTGCAGTTGGCGTCATTGGGACAGATAAAAAATAAAGTGTGTGGAGGGGATTTAAAATGCGTGACATCTCACAGGTATTGGATTGCTGGGGCGCTTGGGCTGCAGCTGATAGCAGCGGTGTTGATTGGCAGCCCATCGCAGCAGGGTTCAAAGGACTAATTCCACATGGTAAAAGCAGCAGAGTTCAATGTTGTGATGACGATGGTCTAGTGATTGATGGATGTGTGACTCGGCTTAAGAAGTTAAAACCAGAAGAATATGAACTTATTATCGCCCATTATGTTGTCGGTATTTCCCTTAGAAGTATCGCACGTAAGAGAAAATGCTCGGATGGGACTGTCAGGAAGGAGCTTCAGACAGCCGAAGGATTCATCAACGGCTGCCTTGCTATGCTGGATGTCACATTAAAGTTGCAGTAACGATACGGGCTCTTCAGGGCCCTATCACTCAATCAACTCGCGAAGCATGATTTCAGATGGATGATATTCATTGTCTTTCTTGCTTAGAGTGAGGGTGACAGTGATATCCGCTCTAAAATTCATTTTGCCTGAGATTTTGTCAGGTGATAAAGAAGGGTCCAACACCAGCTTAACTCTTCGATCAATGATGCCTGGAACAACAGCGGCCCAACCTTTAGCTGGGTTGTCTAAATCAAGAGCCCTAATTTGAACATCGACATCAGAATAATTTTTAACCTGCGTCAGGGGATCCATTGCAACAGATGTAGGAGCCTGCTTAATTGTTTCCTGAGGTATGACAACAGTTTGCTTACCATTACCAATAGTCAATGATGCGTTTTCGTCATCACGGGCAGGAGCAAGAACCTTAATAGCACCTTCGGCGAGCGCCTTTTTGTTCTGCACTGACGATTCAATAATTGATTTCAGGCCCTCAGGAGAAAGATTAGCTTCACCCGCACCAATGTTAATGATCACATTGTTGTTCGCTTCGAAATGGGGTTTCGTATCAGGGCTCATAGCCGCGCTGGCAAGATATAAACCATATCCCACCAGACCTGAAACCACTGCAAAAACAAGCGTGTTTCTCAACACTCCATCCCCCACCTTAGCGTGGCACTTAGCCACAAATTCATCCATCTTTTCTTGTGAGCCGAACAATAGCTTGATCACTATGTCTTCGTAGAGGCTTCCTGTGCGCAGGAGTTCAACTTCAACTTCCACCGCATCGACATCTATGTCGGTTATCTTAGCGAAAACATCACGAGACTGCTTAACAATCGCTTCCCAACCCTGAAGTGACTTTATTATCTCCTTTACGCTGACTGGACGCTCAGTTGAATAATAAAAGCTTTCTTTGAAAGAGAGCGAGAGGACTTCGGACATGCGATACGCTTCCATGTGAGGTGGAATGACAGTGGCCATTCTATTTGTAAGGGATGGTAAGCAATATACAAAAAAGCTAACGCGTACGCAAAATGTTATGTAATGTGCTAAGAGTCGGTTCTACGATGTACTACTTATCCTCAAAAACTTTCAAAATCCCACACAATACCAAAGGCACTGAGCGCAGGCGGGTTAATCGCTCTGTCCAGGACTGCAAATCTGTAGCGCCTTTCATATTGTGAGCAGAGAGCATGGCTCTTATGCATTGAGATGGTGAAATTTGGTATCCTTACAACTCTTCAATGAAAGGAAGCTTAATGGAAACCTCAAAAATTTTTAGCTTTGCGGCCTTTGCGGTTTCAGCAATGTTTGCCTCAGCACCCACGGTTAACGCTCAAACATTTAATGGCTGTCCAAGCTATACAATGGAAGACATAAAACAGTGGAATAAAGAAGGTAAAATTCCTGTAGAAACGCTGATTCAGCTCCCTCTGTCGATGATTGATGTGATCAAGCATGAGCAGGAGTGCCGGTATAAATTTATCGTTCAGCAAAAAGAACGCATATCGAAAGAGCTAAACCAAAAGTAGTCTAAGCAAAAAGAGTTTTATCTGGATTACCCCTGTTGCCGACGGGCAAGGAAACTATCGCGGAATGCGTCAGGGATTTTATTTAAAGAGGTCGCCATCGTGCGGCCTTTTTTCGTTTTTGCGCTCGCCAATCAGCAACCACTTACCCTTTAACGCCGTGGCGATGCGCAATCTTTTCCTCAACAACAAGCCGCCATCATCCAGGTGGCGGGAATAGCGTATGTCCTCACAAGACCCTGGCTTCTGGGCCACAGTTTTACTCTGGTTGTACAGCCACAAGACCGAATGGGGATATGCCGGGGTAGCAGGCATGTTTTCACTATTACGCAGTGCCTATGCAAAAAGCCCGTGGAGTAAGCGGGTTCTCGACGCTGTTTCCTGTAGTGCGCTGGCGTTCTTCGCTGGCCCGACGCTTCAGGTGATGGGCACTTTATTTAACTGGAACATCCCTGACGCCGCCGCACAGGTATTCGCGGTTTATATCGGGTATGTGGGTAATGACTACATCAGCGACAAGTTGCGCGGGTGGATAGCCAGAAAAACAGGGGATACTGATGCAAACCAGCAATAAAGGCATGGACCTGATTAAGCGTTTCGAGGGCCTGAAGCTTGAGGCATATCGCGACAGCGTAGGCATTCCCACTATCGGCTACGGGCATACCAGTGGTGTAAAGATGGGTGATGTGATTACCTGCGAGCAGGCTGACAAATATCTGCGTGAAGATTTGCTTTTGGCAGAGCTGACCATCAACACCAATGTTAAGGTGAAGCTGACACAAAACCAGTTCGACGCGCTGGCGTCATTTGTGTTCAACCTGGGCTCCGGCAACTTCGTAAAATCTACGTTGCTTAAAAAGCTTAACGCAGGCGACTTCGCTGCCGCAGCTGATGAGTTCGGCAAATGGGTTAATGCAGGCGGCAAGAAATTAGCAGGCCTTGTTAAGCGCCGTGCAGCAGAGCGAGAGGTGTTTATCTCATGAACCCATTAAACCTCGTCAAAACTTTTTCACCTCTCATCGTCATTGGCCTGATTTGCCTTGCACTCTGGATGCTGAATGCCCGTAGCTCACAGCTTGAGGCGACCAATCAGCGCCTTGAGAAGCTGGCAAACAGCAAAGACGAGCAGATAAACGACCTGCGTTCCAAGAATGACGGCCTGGCTACCAGCGTTAACGAGCTTGTGACAGCTGTTAAGCACCAGAATGAAGTAATGGGACAGGTCACTGAACAACGCGCCGTAACAGCCCAGCAGAACCGGAAACTACAGAATGAAATTAAGCAATATCTTGCAGCGGATAAGTGCGCTGTTGCTCCTGTTCCCGCTGATGCTGCTGACAGGTTGCGGAGTGCAGCAAAAGCCGCAAGTGGAGTACCGGACAATCAGCCAGTCACGGCTAAACCTTCCGGCAGAACTGACAAGCCAAATTGAAGCGCCAGCGCCGCCAGAAATGATGACTTTCGGTGACAGTGTAAGCCTCAATGCAGAGCTATACGGCATAGTGGCCCAGTGCAATATCGATAGGGTAGCAATAAGGCAGATTGAATCATCCCGATAAGGTAAATAACTATGCCCTACACCCGCTGTACCTTTTGCGGTTCTGGTTCGCATACACGCGAGAATTGTCCACATACGTGGAGCGGCAGCGCCCGGCGTGCGAACTTGCGATGCGGCTATTGCGGGAAAGCAGGGCATAACGTCAGCGCCTGCCCGAACAACGCCAGCGCGGCACGCAGGCGTAATCTGAATAATGATTTCTATCTCGACTAAGAAGGTTAATAACTATGAGCGAAGCAAAACCGCAAGACGGAAGCAAAGTGCAGGGTTATCGCACATTGACCGACAAAGACATTCGGGAAATGAATCGTCTTAAAGAGATTAGCCGCCAGTTTATGGCCCAACTGGAATATTTGAAGGGCGCTAACGACTACGATCCTCGTTGGTTAGCTCAGGCAAAAACATCTATGCAGCATGCCTGCATGTTCGCATGCCGAGCAGTTGCTAAGTCAGATGATGATTGCTGATTTCATAACAAGGCGCATTTGCGAGTGCGCCTGATTATGAAGATGGAGACTACCAGTTGAACTTATGAGTTAGGTTGCGTGGGTTTCAGTGAAATTAGGCTATTTTCATATAAAGCATCTAGAAGAAGGTCAATGATGAGCTTACCTGCGTAACCATTGTTAGCCTGGCATATGCTACCCTCTGCATAAAGATCTTTCACGATGTATTCATCTGAGGTTATATATATTTTCAAGACCTCTATTTTTTGTTTTTCAAAAGTATCAGTAATGAAAAATTCTACCTCACTACAGTAGCTAATGCCCCCAAATGCTTCATGAAGTTTTAATTTTGTATCAGTTTTAATCTCGATTTTGAAAAGGTCTAAATTTAAATGCAATTCATTACCTTCTCTTGCGTGAGAAATAATGCTTTTTAGTTGAGGCAGATTTTCTATGTAATCTTCAATTCCATCGAAAATGTTTGATAAATGACTTTCAATACGAGAAATGTTGTCGTGTATGTTTCTAAAGTTAACCATTATTTTACTTGATTTAGACATTTATTCACCTTTTTTAATTGGTTAATAGTAAGTTTCAATTGATTATGTTTTTTTATTGATGGGATTTGGTGCTGTTTAAAAAGGTTTTTTTAATAAAAATATTTTTTATTTGACTTAAGTTTGTTTTATGTTCTTTTCTATTTTTTGAGGTATTCATGAATGTTGTGATTGATGGTGTCTCCTACGCGCCAGAAATTAAAAGTGCATCAAATGTAGGTATAGCCATCAGCACACACAACCGTCATGAAGTTTTATCACGCGCCCTTGAGCATCACCTCAAGTTCCTTCCTGCAGGTGCGCTGGTGGTTGTCATTGATGACGGTTCAGGCGTTCCAGTGTCTGCTCCGGCTGGGATCAGTGTTATTCGCCGTGACGTGTCACGCGGCATCGTGGCATCAAAAAATGCAAGCTTACAGACCCTTATTGATGCGGGCTGTGAGCATCTTTTCCTTTGGGATGATGACGCATGGCCTGTAGCTGGTGGATGGGAACAGCCTTACATTGACTCACCAGAGCCGCACCTGGCCTATCAGTTTCAGGATTTCGCTACAGGCCAGAAGCTAAACGACATAGCGGTGTTGTACAGTGACGATAAGCACGTTGCCTACACGGGCCAGCGTGGCGTGATGCTTTATTACCATCGCAGCGTGATTGAAAAGGTGGGTGGCTTTGACCCCATCTATCAGCGTGGCATGTACGAGCACTCAGATTTAGCATTACGCATTCACAATGCCGGGCTCACGTCATGGGCGTTCGCTGATGTGGTCGGTTCTGAAAAGTTAATTTACTCGCTTGATGAGCATCAGGCCGTTGAGCGTTCCGTACCAAAGCCAAACCGTGAAGCACAGGTTAAGCGCAATGTGACGATTCACAACGAGCGCCGTAACAATGGCTACACCGGATATGCTGAGTACCGCGACAAACGCAATGTCGTCATCACCACGTTACTGACCAGCCAGCCGGACCCACAGCGCGGAACGAAGATAACACCCTCACCTGACCTGCTTGCTAAGTGGGCGGCATCGCTCAGTGGTTGTGAACGCATCGTCCTGGCTGATGAGCTGGAGACTGCTCCGGCTGATGCTGAGTTGTTCCGTGTGCCGGATGTGAAGATGAATGTTTACTTCCGGCGCTGGCTGCATATCTGGCAGCACTTACGCGATCACCCTGAATACCACTTTGTCTGGTGTACCGATGGCACTGATGTGGAAATGCTTCAGCAGCCGTGGCAGGAAATGGAAGAGGGCAAGATTTACGTAGGCTCTGAACCCAAGACTTACGCCGACCAGTGGGCTAAGCAGTCGCACCCTGAAGCCATTTGTCAGGCATTCATTGATGGGCATCGCAATGACGTGATGTTAAATGCTGGCCTGCTGGGTGGTACTCGCGAGGATGTGATGGCAATAGCGCATGGCATTGTCCGGCTTTATTACCACATCGAATCGTTGCGCTTCTGGGGCAAAGAGCAGCCAGCATCGTCCGTTGGCGATATGATCGCTTTCGGCATAGTCGCTCATCGTTACCGTGAACGTCTGGTGACAGGCCCACGAGTCCACACAGTGTTCAAGTCAGATGGTATTGGTAAGGAGTTTGCTTTATGGCGGCACAAATAAAGTTTGCCATTGTGGCGCATCACTCACGATCAGAAGCAGTGATGAACCTTCAGCGAATGCTTAATGCCCATTTCCTTCTTGATGATAAAGATGGTGGTGCAAATGCCAATCACCGCCGCGCTATCGAGTGGGCAGGCCAGCAGGATTGCCGCGTAGTAATACTGGAAGATGATGCGCTGCTGGTTGATGGCTTCAGCGAAAAGGTAGCAGCCTGGCTTGGCCGATTCCCTGATGATTTGATGTCTTTCTATTTAGGCACCGGCAGGCCACCACAGTATCAGCTTGAGGTGGCAACAAAGCTTATCGACAGCGATCAGCGCCAGACTGACTACATCACCATGAGCAGGCTGATTCACGGCGTCTGTTACAGTATACCGCAGCATCGTATTACTGATGTGCTTACAAGATGGGACAGCGCAAAGCCAGCAGACTACGCCGTTGGTGATGCCTATTGCGGCGACGTTATCTATCCATGCTATTCACTTGTTGACCATGCAGACTCGTACACCGTTGAGCAGCACCCGGACAATGAGCAACGCACACAGCGCCGAAGGGCGTGGAGGCTTGATGCCAGCAATGATACCAAGAGCATGCAGGAAGCACGGCTGCGCCAAGACCACAACTGACCGCTCAGGTTACTGTGAAGCTCACCGCAATCATGGTTGGGAGCAGCATCAGCAGGGACAGAGCAGGCATGAGCGCGGCTACGGCAGCAAATGGGATGTGATAAGGGCCCGCATCCTGCATCGTGATCGGCATCTCTGCCAAAACTGCCTTAGAAGCGGAAGGCCAACAGCAGCCAAGACCGTTGACCATATCGTACCCAAAGCACATGGGGGTACCGATGATGACACCAACCTTGAGGCCCTGTGCTGGCCCTGCCACCGCAGCAAAACCGCAAAAGAAAGGTTGAAATGAGAATCAATATCATCAAAGTGATTTCAAATGTAACTATCTCAGATCAAATGAGAGCCATTATCATTTGCCAGGGGAGGGCGGGTCGAAAGTTCACCCCTCTCGCCTTTAAGGACCGCCGCCTAACCTTTTTTCGCATCACCGCAGGTTAGAAAACTTTTTTTGGGGTGACCCAACCAGTGATTAATAGGAGTTTTCGATTATGCCAGGACCGCCGAAAACCCCGACACATCTGGCTTTGGTGAAGGGGAACCCATCAAAACGCGCTATAAACAAAAACGAGCCAAAACCTAAGTCAGGGGTACCCCCAATTCCAAAGCATCTGGATAAGATGGGGAAGTACTGGTTCAAGCGAATTGGCGAAGAGCTTGATGCCGTTGGTGTCATGACCACGCTCGACGGGAAAGCCCTTGAGCTGCTGATTGAGGCCTACACTGAGTACCGTCAACACTGCGATGTTCTGGCTGAAGAGGGCTACACCTATAAGACGGTGTCAGCAACCGGCGAGGATATTGTTAAAGCTCATCCGGCAGCAGTAATGAAGTCCGATGCGTGGAAGCGCATTCGGGCGATGCTCACTGAATTTGGCATGACCCCGGCCAGCCGTTCTAAGGTTGGCGCTAAGGGCCCTGCTGAAGCCGATCCCCTTGAAGAGTTTCTTAAAAAGCGCAAATGATGAATGGCAACTGTTCAGGCTGGTGTTCAGTACGCCGAGAGCGTGCTGTCTGGCGAGATCGTTGCTGGCGAACTGGTGCGCCTGGCGTGTCAGCGTTTTCTCAATGATTTAGAGCATGGGCCGGAACGCGGTATCTACTTCAGCGAGGACCGCGCTCAGCATATTCTCGACTTTTATAATTTTGTTCCTCATGTCAAAGGCGCTCTTGCGGGTAAGCCGATAGAGCTGATGCCCTGGCATATTTTCATCCTCATTAATTTGTATGGCTTTGTCATCCCACTGGTCGATGAGGTGACGGGCGGGCACGTTTTTGATGAAGATGGCGATGTGATTATGGTTCGCCGTTTTCGCACTGCTTATAACGAAGTTGCCCGTAAAAACGCCAAATCAACCCTTTCTTCAGGGGTTGGTCTTTATATGACCGGGGCTGACGGGGAAGGTGGCGCAGAGGTTTATTCTGCGGCCACAACACGCGATCAGGCTCGCATCGTTTTTGACGATGCCAAAAACATGATTAAGAAAGCGCCCCGGACGCTGGGGCGGTTGTTCGGTCATGTGAAGCTGAACATCCATCAGGAGCGAACAGCATCCAAATTTGAACCCCTTTCGAGCGACGCTAACAACCTCGACGGTCTCAATATTCACTGCGGAATTGTTGATGAGCTTCATGCTCACCGGACCCGCGATGTCTGGGACGTACTGGAAACGGCGACGGGAGCCCGTCTTCAGTCGCTGCTGTTTGCCATTACCACAGCCGGGACCAACAAAGAGGGCATCTGTTTCGAGCAGCGTGATTACGCCATAAAAGTGTTGCGCGGTGTGGTTGATGATGACACGTATTTTGCCGTGATTTACACGCTTGATGAGCAAGACGATCCGTTTGATGAGACGAACTGGCCTAAAGCTAATCCCGGCCTCGGTATCTGTAAGCGCTGGGACGACATGCGCCGCCTTGCCAAAAAGGCAAAAGAGCAGGTTGCAGCTCGTCCAAACTTTTTCACCAAACACCTTAACATCTGGGTTACTGCTGAAAGCGCCTGGATGGACATGGATCGCTGGTCAAAAATGCCGAAACTCGGCGCTGATGAAGACCGTAAAACGTGGCCTATGTGGGTGGGCGTTGATCTCGCCAACAAGATTGATATCTGCGCAGCTGTTAAGACATGGCGTGACCCATCCGGTGAAACTCACATGCAGTCACGTTTCTGGATACCGGAAGGAAGGCTTGAAACCGCACCTGCTCATATTGCTGAGCTTTACAGGAAGTGGTCTGCAGCCGGTTATCTTGAGCTGACCGATGGTGACGTTATCGACCACGCGATGATCAAAGCGGACATAGTGAAGTGGGTCCAGGGGGAAAATATTAAGGAGATTGCGTTCGATCCCTGGAGTGCTGTTCAGTTCAGTCTGTCTCTTGCTGAAGAGGGTTTACCGCTGGTAGAGGTGGCTCAGACGGTAAAAAACTTATCAGAATCAATGAAGTCTGTTCAGGCAGAAATTTACGGTAATAAATTCCACCATGACGAAAACCCTGTCATGACCTGGATGATGTCAAACGTCACGGTTAAGCCTGACAAAAACGACAACATTTTCCCAAACAAGTCCACGCCTGAAAACAAGATTGACGGGCCGGTCGCGCTGTTCACTGCCAAAAGCCGAATGCTGGTAAATGGTGGTGAGGATGCGCAGGACCTTAGTGGATTCTTCGAAAACCCGATAATGATAGGCGTCTGATGAAAAAACAAAAGCAGCCTGGCAAGGTTAAATCAGCCTTGCTGAACTGGTTGGGCGTACCGATTGGATTAACAACGGGTGCTTTCTGGCAGGAATGGATGGGGATGAGCAGCAGTGGCAAGGTTGTCTCAGCAGATAAAGCTATCCAGCTTTCTGCTGTATGGGCCTGCGTCCGGCTTTTGAGCGAATCTGTCTCAACGCTGCCGCTGAAAATCTATCAGCGTCAGGCTGATGGTTCAAGAAAGCCAGCCACGCAACATCCTGCTTATCAGGTGCTTTGTCGGCGCCCTAATCTGGAGATGACGCCGTCGCGGTTTATGCTGATGCTTGTTGCCAGTATCTGTCTTCGTGGTAATGGTTTTGTCGAAAAAAAGATGATCGGCAACAAACTGATTTCGCTGGTTCCGCTTCTGCCGCAAAACATGGTTGTTAAGCGACTTGATGATGGTTCTTTGCAGTACACCTACACCGAGTCATCCTCGCAACGCGTGATACCCGTTAAAAACATCATGCATATTCGTGGGTTCGGGCTTGATGGTGTCTGCGGCATGATGCCGATGATGGCGGGTCGTGATGTCATCGGCGCGGCTATGGCAGTGGAAGAGTCAGCCGCAAAAATTTTTGAAAACGGCCTTCAGAGTTCGGGGTTTCTCTCCGCTGAAACAGCCCTTGATAAAGATCAGCGCGAAAGGCTGCGTGGCTATATGCAGGCATTCACCGGTTCCCGTAATGCCGGGAAAATTATGGTCCTTGAAGGCGGCCTTAAATACCAGAATGTGACAATGAATCCCGAAGCGGCGCAGATGCTTGAGTCCAGGGCTTTCAGTATCGAAGAAATATGTCGCTGGTTCAGGGTTCCCCCTTTCATGGTGGGCCATGCAGACAAGCAAAGCAGCTGGGCTTCAAGTGTTGAAGGCATGAACCTTCAGTTCCTGACGAATACTCTCAGGCCGCTTCTTGTGAATATCGAGCAGGAAATTTCCCGATGTCTGCTTGATGGTGACGAAGAGTTGTTTGCGGAATTTTCGGTTGAAGGGTTATTGCGTGCAGACAGTGCCGGACGTTCTGCCTACTACACAACAGCGCTTCAGAACGGATGGATGTCACGTAATGACGTTCGCCGCCTGGAGAATATGCCGCCGATTGAAGGGGGTGAGATTTACACCGTACAGCTGAATCTCACGCCACTGGAAGACCTGAAGCAAAACAGCCAGGCAGCGCAGGCCGCTAACCTTCTGAAGATACATAACTACGTTTTCCCGGATATTCCTTTCGAACAATCCCCGCTTAAGAAAGCGGCTTAGGAGCTACCCAAATGACACTGAAAAGCCTTCCGGCTGCGCCGGCAGGACGGCCTTCTGCGCTCTCAAATCGCGATTTGCCGTCTGCTGCTATGGAACGCTGGAACGGCGGTATCAAAGCCGCTAAGCCAGATGAAAACAGCATTTCCGTGTTTGACGTGATTGGTGCTGACTACTGGGGGGAAGGAGTGACAGCCAGCCGTATCGCGGGCGCACTGCGGTCTATGAACGGTGCCGACGTTACCGTGAACATCAACTCGCCCGGCGGTGACATGTTTGAAGGACTCGCCATCTACAACCTTCTGCGTGAGTACGAAGGGAAAGTGACCGTAAAAGTCCTTGGTCTGGCGGCTTCAGCGGCCTCAATTATTGCGATGGCTGGCGATGATATCCAGATAGGTCGTGGTGCATTCCTGATGATCCATAACTGCTGGGTCTATGCGATGGGTAATCGTCATGACCTTTCGCAGATAGCAGCGGATATGGAGCCATTCGATAAAGCAATGGGTGATATTTACTCCTATCGCTCAGGCCTCAGCGCTGAAGACATTGCTGAAATGATGGACGGTGAAACCTATATCGGTGGCAGTGATGCTGTTGATAAAGGTTTCGCTGACCGTCTCCTGTCTGCCGACGAAATATCCGATGACGATGACAGTCCGGCAGCTGCATTGCGTAAGCTCGACGCTCTGTTAGCCAAGGCCGAAACGCCACGTTCAGAGCGGCGAAAACTTCTCAAAGCTTTATCAGGCAGCACGCCGGGCGCTGTTGCCAGTCCAGAGGGTACGCCGAGCGCTACCGATGAAGTAAACCCCGAAAATCTCAAACAACTCCAAGACGCCCTGGCGGCGTTCGGCAAATAAGGAATTACCATGTCAGAAGTAAATGAAATCCTGAAAAAAGTTACTGCAAGCATTGAAGAAGCCAATGGCAAATTCAGTGCTAAAGCGGAGGAGGCGCTGAAAGAGGCCAAAAAGTCAGGCACTCTTTCTGAAGAGACAAAAGCGGCAGTTGATAAAATGGCTTCGGAATTTAATGCGCTCCGTGAAGCTGAAAAAACTCTGAAAGCTGCTCTGGGTGACCTGGAGCAACATGTCGCTAACATGCCTCTGCAAAATGCAGTGAAGGTCGCGCAGTCTGCAGGCCATGTTGTCATTTCGAGCGAAGCACTCAAAACGTTTGCTTCTAGCGTTGAATCAGGAAAACGACTGAGTATTCCCGTCAACTCAGCGCTGACTTCACCAGACCTGCCGGATCGTGTTGTGGAACCACAGCGACTGCCCGGTATCGATACAGCGCCTAAGCAGCGACTTTTTATTCGCGATCTTATTGCGCCGGGTCGTACTGGTTCGCCCGCAATTTTCTGGGTTCAGCAAACCGGCTTCACTAACGCTGCCAAAGTGGTGCCAGAAGGTGAGAAAAAGCCTTACAGCGGCATCAAGTTTGAAACCAAAATCACGCCTGTCACAACCATTGCGCACATGTTCAAAGCGTCGAAACAGATTCTTGATGACTTTGCGCAACTTCAGTCAACCATTGATGCAGAGATGCGTTACGGGCTGAAGTACGTTGAAGAGCAGGAGATTCTCTTTGGCGACGGCAGCGGTGCTCACCTGAAAGGCATCGTTCCGCAGGCATCCAAGTTTGATCCTGCCTTTAAGGTTCCTCAGCAGAGCGGTATCGATGATCTGCGCCTGGCTATGCTGCAGGCTCAGTTGGCTCGTTTCCCTGCATCAGGTCACGTTCTGCACTTTATTGATTGGGCAAAGATCGAACTGACCAAAGACAGCCTGGGCCGCTATATCCTGGCTAACCCTTCTGCTTTGACCGGACCGACCCTTTGGGGACTGCCGGTAGTGGCGACTGAAGAAGATAAATTCGCTGGCAAGTTCCTGACGGGTGCTTTCAATGTGGCCGCTCAGCTCTTTGACCGTGAAGATTCTAACGTTGTTATCTCCACCGAAAACGGCACTGACTTCGAAGAGAACATGATCTCAATTCGCTGCGAAGAGAGACTTGCGCTTGCTGTTAAGCGTCCTGAAGCGTTTGTCTTTGGCAACTTCAGCGGTGCCGAAAGCGGTTCGTAACCATTAGCGGCCTTCGGGCCGCTTTTTCTCTTGGGATTCTCATCATGATTATCAATCTTGAAACGGTGAGAGAGCACTGCCGTATTGATGCTGACGATACCAGCGAAGATTCGTTGTTAACCATCTACATTGGTGCAGCAAAGCGACACATTGAAAAATGGACGCGCCGAAACCTTTATGAAACCAACGCTGATGCGGGGTTTGATACCGACAATGATCGCCTGCTGCTTGATGATGACATCCGTCTGGTCATATTGCTTCTGGTTGGTCACTGGTATGCAAACCGCGAAGCGGTCAGTGAACAAAAAACCAGTGAAATGCCTCTGGCCGTTGATGCGCTTCTTCAGCCTTACAGGGTTTATGGTCTATGACAGCCCTGGCTGCTGGCGAGCTTGATAAACGCATCAGGGTACAGCGCACTGAATCAGAACGCGGGTCGCTTGGTGAGGTATTGCCGGGTCAGATTGTTATCAGTTCTCCCTTTATCTGGGCCAAAGCTGAAAACATTTCAAACCGCAAAATCCGCAGTCTGGATCAGCAGCAGATTGTTGAGACATGGCAGTTCACTATCCGCCCGCGTATGGATGTTCAGACGGACTGGAAAATAAGCTGGGGGAATGAGGTTTATACCATCAGGGCCGTTGATCGCAGCAGGCGTGATCGTGCCGTCATCACTGCTGAAAGGGATGTGCGTCATGATTGAGTCAGGCATTTATAAAGCCCTTCAGTCGTTGTCCGAACTGCAGGTTTACCCCTTACTCATTCCTGACACTGAGCAGGAGGGTATTACCTATCAGCGTATTTCTGACCCCGAGATTGAAAATGGTCTTGTCAGAACGTCGCTGGTGGCGGGGCGCTTCCAGATTTCCTTTGTCAAAGTCTCTGATTATACCGGTCTTCTGGCGCTGGATAATCAACTCTGGCAGATGTGGAAGGGCATCAGGCATGGTGATATTGGCGGCTATCCGGTTCAGTACGTTGAGCGCGGTTCTCTGCAACAGGATAAATCCACGCTGCCTAATAACGCCGTTCAGTACCGCCTGAGCAGAGATTTCATCATCTATTTCAGTGAGGTGTGAATGTGCTGAGTATGCAGGTTACAGGGCTTGATGAGCTTGAACGTCAGCTTATTGCCCTGGGTGAAAAAGCCGGTACAAAAGTATTGCGTGACTCTGGCCGCGCTGCCCTTGAAATCGTTGAGCAGGACATGAAAGAGCACGCAGGTTACGACGAGTCCGCAAAGGGCCCTCACATGCGCGACTCTATCAAAATTCGTTCCACAACCCGATCCAAAGGTAATGCAGTCGTCGTGCTTCGTGTCGGACCCAGTAAGCAGCACTTCATTAAAGCGCTGGCTCAGGAGTTCGGCACAGTGAAACAGGTTCCTTCCCCCTTTATTCGCCCGGCGCTGGATTACAACAAATCCCGCGTCCTCAAAATCCTCGCGGTTGAAATACGGGACCGCATTCAAAACAACGGGTAGCAGCCGCTACCACTTCAACAGAGAGAAAAGTCATGGCTGATAAAACTTCGCCAGAATACGCGATGCTGCCTGCTGGCACCGTGGTTATGTGGGGCGCGGCTGGCGCGGCGGTTTCCGCGATGAAACCGCTGATTAACTGTAAAGCGCTCGGCGCAACGGGCCAGACGGGCGGCTTCGTTGACTGCACCACGCTAAAAGATAAGGGAAAGCAGTTTGTTTCTGATCTGCCCGAAGGCCCTGAAAAGTCGCTCGGGTTTATTGATGATCCTTCCAATACGGATTTTGCTGCCTTCCTCAATGCTGCGCAAAACCGTCAGACGGTGCAGTTTTACGTTGAACTGCCAAACGGTCGCACCGCTAACATGGTGCTGGCGCTGTCTGGCTGGCAATTGAATGAAATTACCGCGCCTGCCAGTGAAGTGATTCAGATCACCGTCCAGGGCAAGCAAAACAATATCGACTGGGGCGTTGCTTCCGGCTCTTAATTCTTAAACAGCGCCGCTGTCATGGCGGCTTTAATTCCTCAGCAGGTAAATTCTGATGTCAGATAATTTCGATATTTCTAAGCTCAAGTCACTGTTGCTGCAACCAAAGAACACCGCCGTAAAAACTGAAATGTTCGGCACCCCTGTTTATATCCGCCGCCGCACCGCTGGTGAGCTTATCAGCTATGAAGAGTCGCTGGATAAGGCTCAGGAAAGCGGCAATGTCCGTGCTATTTCAGAAATGAGCGTTCAGCTTGTCATTGACAGCCTGGTCAATTCAGACGGCTCAGCCATTCCCCCAGAGCTGCTGCCCACGGCGGCTGAGCTTATTGATTCGCATGACAATCCAGCCCTGATGGAAGCGATTGAGCGCGTTAAAACGCATGCTATCGGCAAGCTGGAAGAAGCGGAAAAAAACTAACGGGCTCGCCGTGGCTCCAGCTTATTTTCTGGCTGGCTGACAGGTGGGGCGAACCTGACCCCTCCGTCATAGCGGCGCTGCCCTGTGACGTGCTGAACCACTGGCGGGCGTACTTCCTTCAACAGGGAATTCTGAAACAGCCTGGCCCTGAAAACACTTCTTCTCTCGCAACCCCACATCACCCTGCAGGTAACGTAACTGCGCCTGACGTCAGTCAGCAGTGTGATGCTGTCATGAGGGCGTTAATGTAATGGCTGATGTCGCTTCCCTTGCCGTAGGGCTTCACCTCAATGCTGCCAACTTCAAAACGCAGCTTATCGGCGCGTATGGCGATGCTAACAAACAGTCTCGCCAGTTCAACCGACAGGCGCAGGATGATGCCAAAAAGACTGAAGAGGCCTATAAACGGGTAACCTCCACGGTAAGCGGCCTGGCAGGTCGAATCGCCGGGCTGGCTGGTGTCGGTTTTTCGCTGGGTGCGATTATTCAGACCTCGCGGCAATACTCACAGGCACTGTCTGACCTGTCATCTATTACGGGCGCAACGGGTGACAAGCTCCGCGCCCTCGATCAGGCCGCGCAGCAGATGGGGCGCACCACAGAGTATAGTGCCAGCCAGGCAGTTGAGGCGCTGAAGCTGATGGCTTCGGCTAAACCTGAACTGCTTGAGACGGCTGACGGGCTTCAAAAGGCGACAAACAGCGCGCTTCTTCTGGCTCAGGCTGGCGGCAGTACGCTGCCTGATGCAACGCGCACCCTGGCGCTGTCACTTAATCAGTTCGGCGCGGGCGCTGAGCAGGCAGACCGTTACATTAACGTGCTGGCTGCAGGTGCTAAATTTGGTGCGTCTGAAATTAACGACACCGCCGCCGCGATTAAAAATGGTGGTGTGGCCGCAGCGCAGGCCGGGATCGGATTTGAAACGCTCAATGCTGCTATTCAGGTGCTGGCATCGCGTGAAATCAAAGGCGGTGAAGCGGGTACTGCGCTGCGTAACATCATCCTGAACCTCGAAAAAGGGACGGACAAGACGCTCAAGCCCTCTGTTGTCGGGCTTAGCAAAGCGCTGGAGAATCTTGCAGGCAAAAACCTCTCTACGGCGCAGGCCGTTAAGCTGTTTGGCGTAGAGAACATCAACGCCGCCTCCATTCTTACCAGTAACCGAGGCAAACTTGATGAGCTGACCAAATCGCTTACGGGTACGCAGACTGCCCATGAGCAGGCCGCTGTCAGGGTGAATAACCTCAACGGCGATCTGATGGGGCTGACAAGCGCTTTTGAAGGTTTGATCATCAAGGTCGGTCAGTCTGGTAACGGTCCTCTTCGCTCCGGTGTTCAGAGCATTACGGAATCCGTAAACGCCCTGGCTGATAACTTTAATACTGTTGCCTCAGTCGCGCTCTATACCCTGATTCCGGTTATCTCAACCAAACTGACAGCGGGGCTCAGGGAAAGTGTGACATCCTGGACCGCTAACGAAATGGCAGTCAGGAGAAACGCATTACAGCAGGCCGAAATCGCCAGGCAGACCATTGCAGCGGCACAGGCCACGCGGTCACAGGCTCAGGAAGAGGCCCGTTATCTTGGCACGCGTACAGCGGCAAACGCGGCAGCGGGCATCAATGTTGGCTATCAGAAAGAGCAGGTTGCGCTAAGTCGCACGATCAGAGAGTCGAGAATCGCTGAAGCAGCGGCTACTGAGCGGCTTGCCGGGGCTAATTCACAACTTTCTCTCAGTACGAGGGCAGCATCGGTTGCTTCCGGGCTGGCGCGTGGCGCACTTTCGCTCATTGGTGGTCCCGTAGGTGCAGCCATGCTGGCCGGTTCTGCTGTGCTTTATTTCCATGAGCAGGCCAAGCAGGCCCGTCAGTCAGCGCTTGATTTGAAAGGCGCGGTAGTTGAAACAACAGCGGCATTGATGCAACTCTCAGATGTGAAGTTGTCGGTTAAATTAGACGATTACACTGAGCAGTTGAACAACATCAACACGCAGCGTGAAAAAGTGAAAGATGAGCTGTCACGTTACAGCGACACGCGGATCAGCCTTGCTAAAAGCCGCGAAGGTTCATCGCTTGGATTCCTTTTCCCCTCTGCTGAAACGCTTGAAAAAGAAAAGCGTCAGCTTAAGGGACAGCTCGAAGACCTTGATTCAGCGGCATCAACAGCCAGAGATAACATCACTAACGCAACTAATGCCCGTTTCCTTGTGAAAACAGGCGTTGCTGACCGGGCTAAAGCTCTTCAGAGCGATATTCAGGCGGCGACAGCCGCAGCGGCTGATGCGGGAAAAGTCGAATCCCCCTGGGGAGGAGAGGACGCCGCTAAAGCAGACAAAAAGGCTGCGCAGGCGCTCAAGCAGTTTAAGTCCCTTCGCAATGAGATAGAGCAGGCGCACGCGTCCAGCCTGGAAAAAATCAACCTTCAGGAAAAGGTATCGCAGGAAAAAATCCTGAAGGAGGCTAAAGCCTCTGGTGTGAGTCAGGCTGAAGTCCAGCGCGTGATGACGCTCAACGCGGCAAACTATCAACAGCAGCGTCAGGAACTGGCTGAGCAGTATTCTCCGGCTAAGGCGGTTATGCGTCAGGAGTCAGAGGCAAGCCGCGATCTTAAACAGCTTTATGCGGCACGTCTGATGACTGAGCAGGAGTATCAGTCAGCCCGTATTACGCTTGCAAATGACTCTGCCCAAAAGCTTATTCAGGCACAGGCCAGCCGTACGGCAGCACCGAAACTGAACATAGCGGGTGAAGTTGACCCGGTCGCGCAGCTCCAGAATCAGCTTGTGCAGCAGCAGAGCCTTTACGATGCCTATTACGCCAACGGCAAGCTCAATAAGGAAACCTATGAAGCGCTGATGCAGAAATCCTCAAGGGATTCAGCTGATGCGCAGTATCAGGCTGCTCTTAATCTTTATGCAGGGCAAAGCGCGCTGAATAAAGGGATTGTGAGCCTGGCGGAAGCAGCGTCGGAGAGAGTGACCAACTCCCTGACAGGGTTGCTTACTGGTACGCAGTCTTTTAAGGAGAGCATTTCAAACCTGTTTGCGTCGCTGGCTCAGAGCGTCATTAAAAGTCTGGTTGAAATGACCGCACAGGCTCTGCTCACTAAAACAGTGCTGTCATCCTTTATGAGCTTCGGCGGTTCCGCATTAGGTGCCGTCGGGTCAGGTGTGGCGGCATCTGCTGGCAGTACCGGCGCGATGGGCATGAGTACCAGTTATCAGGGGTTTGACAGTGGCGGCTTCACGGGAGTTGGCGGGAAGAACGATCCGGCAGGTGTGGTTCATAAAGGTGAATTCGTTTTCACCAAAGAGGCAACGGAGCGTATTGGCGTTTCAAACCTTTACGACATGATGCGCGGATATGCTGACGGCGGGCTGGTTACTGCACCCACTGAGCGGCCTGTAGAGTCCGGTGTGGCGCGTTCTGGTTGTGGTACTCCGGTAATCAATATTGGCGATACGGTTGTTCATATAAGCGGATCGTCTGACAGTGGTGACGCAGGTACTGAAAAAACTGCATCAGCAGCGAAACAACTACAGGGAATAATCCGCAAAGAAGTTAATGATTGGGCTAAATCACAAATGACTCCTGGCGGGGTTCTCTACAACGGGCGGCAGTAACAATGGCGACAGACACTTTTTCATGGGAAGTCAGGCTGCAGGCCAGTGAGCAGGTTAACGTCTCAACAAACGCTGCGCAGTTTGGTGACGGTTATAAGCAGGTGTCCGGTCGCGGTATCAATGATGAGTCTGAAAGCTGGTCGCTGACCTGTAACGGCAGGAAGGCTGTCATCGCCGAGCTAAGGGCCTTTCTTAAGGCACACGTTGCCCGTTCATTCTGGTGGACAAATCCATGGGGTGAGAAAAAGCTGTTCAGGGTAAAGGCTGATTCAATTAATCCCAAATTCATCAACGGTGATTTTGTGGAGATCACTTTCACCTTTGAGCAGGCTTTTGCGCCGTGACATGTCACGATATTACAGGACGCTCAGGCGTCCTTTTTTTATGGGTGAAAAATGAGTTTTAATCAGGATGTACAGACGCTGGAGCCTGGCAGTCTGGTGCAGTTGATTGAAATTGACGGCACTGATTTTGGGCTTGATACCGTGCTTCGCTTTCACGCCTACAACATTGCGTCAGACGGGTGGAAATCCTTTGCGGCTGAAAACCTGCCTTCAATCATCTGGCAGGGTAATGAGTATGATCCGCACCCTTACGAGCTGACAGGCGTTGAAATGACCAGCTCAGGGACGCAGCCAACACCAAAACTTTCTGTCGGGAACGTGGGTAATTACGTCACCGCGCTTTGCCTGCAATTTGACGATTTGGTAAAAGCCAAAGTCAAAATACATACCACGATGGTGAAGTATCTGGATGCGGCTAACTGGACGGCGGGTAACGCCAGTGCTAATCCGCAGGAAGAGCGCCTTCAACTTTTTTATGTTAACGCAAAGACAGCAGAAACCCGCGTTCAGGTGGATTTTGAGCTGTGTTCACCGTTCGACATTCAGAGCCTGCAGTTGCCCTCGCGTCAGATTACACCCGTCTGCACATGGTGCATGCGTGGCTGGTACCGGACGGGAACCGGCTGTGATTATGCCGGTAATCGCTATTTTGCCAAAGACGGCTCACCGACTTCTGACCCGTCAAAGGACGTATGCGGCGGTCGCCTGGCAGACTGTAAGGCGCGTTTTGGAGATAACGAGCCGCTACCTTTCGGGGGCTTCCCTGCCGCCAATCTTCAGGGGAAATAGCGATGCGCCAAAAAATTATGGCGGCAATCACAGAACATGTGGCCGCTGAGTATCCGAAAGAAGCCTGTGGGCTGGTGGTTCAGGCGGGCAGGGCTCAAATCTATATCCCCTGCAAAAATATTTCAGACAATCCAACCGAGCATTTTGCCATTTCGCCCGAAGAAAAGCGGGAAGCGGAAAAGAAGGGCGCAGTGCTGATGGTCATTCACTCTCACCCTGACGTGCCGCAGCTTATACCGTCTGAACGTGATCGCGTGCAGTGCGATTATTCTGGCGTTGAGTGGGGGATCATGTCGTGGCCGGACGGCGATTTCTGCACGATTAGCCCGAGAGGTGAACGAGAGCTGGTTGGGCGTCAGTGGGTGCTTGGCTTCGCGGACTGCTGGACGCTCATCATGGACTATTACCGTCAGGAACATGGTATTACGCTGAATAACTGGTCGGTGGATTACGAATGGTGGATTGACGGCAAAGAAAACCGCTATGACGAAAACTGGCAGGCTGAAGGTTTTATCGAGGTTCCACCTCCTGAAATGCGCGAAGGTGACATGATCATGATGCGCATTCAGGCCCCGGTAACAAACCATGCCGCTATTTATCTCGGCGACAACCTCATTCTTCATCATAACTCGGGCAATCTTTCGACACGCGTTCCTTACGGCGACTACTGGCGTAACCGAACGGTCCGGGTTGTCAGGCGTAAGGAGCTGGCTGATGCTTAAAACGATGCGTTTAAAAGGGATCATGGCAAAAAAGTTTGGGCGGGTTCACCGCTTCCACGTTGCAGACCTGCGCGAGCTTATTCGCGCTATGTGTTCACAGGTTCCGGGCTTCAAAAAGTACGTATCTAATGCGCATCTTAACGGCATTCGTTTTGCGTTCTTCAGTGGCAAAGACAATATCTCGCTTCAGGAGTTTGATATGTGTTCTGCGTCTGCTGAGTTTGAAATGGAGCCCATCATCGAAGGTTCAAAGCGCGGCGGCACGCTGCAAATTATCATTGGCGCTGTGGCTATTGTGGCCGCATTTTTTACAGCGGGTGCATCTCTCGCAGCATATGGTGCGGCGCTTGGCACCGCAACGGCAGCAGGTTTAGCCACAACCGCACTGACAAGCCTCGGTATCAGCATGTTGCTGGGCGGAGTGGTTCAGATGCTGACGCCGCAGCCCAAATTTAATGTTGGCGCTTCATCCAGCACGGACAACAAGCCCAACTATGCATTCGGTGCGCCTGTTAACACCGTTGCGATGGGCTATCCGGTTCCCGTTCTCTACGGCGAGCGTGAAATTGGCGGGGCGATAATCAGCGCAGGCAGCTTTACCAGCGATCAGCAATAAATTTTTTGATTACCACAGGCCACCTTCGGGTGGCTTTTTTTATGGGTGAAATATGCGGCTTCTCGAAGGTGTGACTATCCAGGGTAACAAAGGTGGTGGCGGGGGCAGTGCGCACACTCCGGTAGAGCAGGCTGATGATCTGCTTTCAGTCGCGAAACTCAAAATGCTGCTGGCAATCTCTGAAGGTGAAATTCAGGGTGATTTAACCGCACAGCAAATTTTCCTTAATGATACGCAGCTCGCGAATAACGACGGCAGCTACAATTTCACTGGCGTTATCTGGGACTGGCGCAAAGGCACACAGGACCAGACCTACATTTCTGGCATGCCAGAGGTTGATAACGAGCTGTCTGTTGGTGTTACCGTTACGCAGTCACTGCCCTGGACGCGCCAGTATAACAACCTGTCTCTGGATGCCGTGCGCATCAAACTGAGTCTGCCTGTTCAGTATCAGTATAAAGACAACAGCGACATGGTGGGCACTGTGACGCAGTACGCCATAGACTTGTCTACTGACGGTGGCGGCTGGGTTCAGGTGGTTGATGGCCGTTTCAGCGGTAAAACGACATCCGAGTATCAGCGCGATCACCGCATTGATTTGCCTCGGGCCAGCAGCGGCTGGTCAATCCGGGTTCGTCGCATTACCGCTGATTCAACTTCATCAAAGCTGCTTAATGCTTTTCGCGTTTTCTCTTTTGCTGAAGTCATTGACAGTAAGCTGCGCTGCCCTAATACCGCACTGCTTTATATCGAAGTAGACTCCAGCCAGTTCAACGGGCAGGCCCCAAAAATTACCTGTAAGCCAAAAGGCAAACTGGTGCGTGTCCCAACAACCTATGACCCGGTCAGCCGAAGCTATAACGGCACATGGTCAGGTGATTTTAAGTACGCCTACACCAACAATCCGGCATGGGTCTTTTACGATCTGGTTCTGGACAAAATTTATGGCATGGGAACGCGTGTTGACGCTTCCATGATTGACAAGTGGGAGCTGTACAGCATCGCGCAATACTGCGATCAGCCTGTGACAAATGGCGCTGGCGGTACTGAGCCGCGATTTACCTGTAACGTCTTCATCCAGAGTCAGCAGGATGCTTACACCGTTCTGAAGGACATAGCGGCAATATTTCGCGGCATTACCTTCTGGGGAAACAACCAGATTTTCGTCAATGCAGACGTGCCGCAGGTCGATTCAAACGGCAACGTTGATGTGGATTTTGTTTATCACGCATCAAACGTTATTGACGGGCTGTTTACCTATGCAGGAGGCAGCTATAAGAACCGGTATTCATCCTGTCAGGTGAGCTGGTCAGACCCAATCAATCACTATTCGGATACGGTTGAAGGCGTTTACGATTCCGATCTGGTTCAGCGCTATGGTGTGCGCGAAATGAGCCTGACGGCGATTGGTTGTACTTCGCAAAGCGAGGCACACCGCCGTGGACGCTGGGCTATTCTGTCGAATGCCAAAGACGGCACTGTTTCATTTGGCGTTGGCCTGGATGGTTATATTCCGGTGCCGGCGGAAATTATCGGCGTAGCCGATCCATTCAGAAGCGGCAGGCAAAACGGAGGGCGGCTGAGTTCGGTTAACGGGCGCAGCTTCGGGCTGGACCGGGCCATTGACTACGCCGCTGGCGACAGGCTGGTGCTTAATCTGCCAGATGGTTCTGCTCAGACCCGTACTATCTCAGGTATTAGTGCTGATAAAAAAACGGTAACGGTAGCCACCTCGTTCAAAATGGACCCTGTTGCAGGTGCGGTATGGGCGATTGACAGTGACGAGCTGGCGATCCAGTACTTCCGCGTTACGTCCATTTCAGGCAATGACGATGGCACGTTTACTGTCGCAGGCGTCCAGCATGACCCGAACAAGTACCGCTACATTGATGACGGTGTACGCATTGAGCCTGCTCCCATTACTGTAACGCCCATCAACGTTCTGAAAGCCCCGGCAAACATTAAGCTGGAAGAAGTCAGCTACGTTGAGCAGGGCTTGTCTGTGGCATCAATGCAGGCGACATGGGACAGGGTTGAGGGTGCGATCAGTTATGTAGCTCAGTGGCGTAAGGATAAAGGCGATTGGGTTAACGTCAGCCAGACCAGCGCTCAGGGTTTCAGCATTCGCGGCATCTATACGGGCGCTTACGATGTCAGGGTAAGAGCTGTCAATGCTGCTGAGGTTTCATCACCCTGGGGGTACGCAGATTCAACAGCGCTGACGGGTAAAGTCGGTAAGCCCGGCACGCCAGTTAACCTGATGGCAACAGATAATGTGGTGTGGGCTATCGATGTCACATATGGTTTTCCTGACGGCTCTGGCGATACGGCTTACACCGAAATTCAGGTTGCCACGACGGCAGACGGCCTTAATCCTCAGTTCCTTGCCTATGTTCCTTATCCTGGTGTCAGCTATCAGCACGGCCCTATGCCTGCTGGCGTTCGTCGTTGGTATCGCGCCCGGCTGGTGGACAAGATCGGGAATACCGGCGACTGGACAGACTTTAAGGCGGGCATGTCAAACGTAAACGCCGATGATCTGATAGGCAGCGTGGTTGAAGAATACCTTCAGTCTGATGACGGAAAGGCGTTACTCACACCGCTCATTACCGATCCGAATGCCCTGGCCGAAAGCATTCTCGCTAATTATGACGATGTTGAGCAGCAGTGGGCAAATTTCGGTGAAAACAAAGCAGGGATAATTGAGGCCAAAAGAGTGGCTGCTGATGCGCAGAGTTCTGTTGCAGACCTCCGCACAGATGTCACTTCCCGCTTTGATAAAAATGAAGCGGCAATTTCTGAAAGAATGGTTGCTTATACGGATGCAGCAGGCGGGTCAGCAATCTACACGCTGAAGGCGGGAATTAAATACGGCGGTGCTAATTATGACGCAGGTATGTCAGTTGCTGTGACCATCAATGGTAACTCGGTTGATACTCGATTTGCAGTCAATGCAAACCAGTTCGTTGTTATCAATGGCAGCGGGAAAAATGTTTATTCACCCTTCATCATCAAAGACGGACAGGTGCTCATCAGCCAGGCATTTATTGGCGAGGGCTGGATAACAAACGCCATGATCGGAGGGTATATTCAGTCGAATAACTATGTGGCGGGCTCTGTCGGTTGGAGAATCAGTAAAGACGGTAATTTCGAAAATAACGGCACTGATGGCAGTGGGCGCATGACGCAGACAAATACAGCAATAAGCGTTTATGACGCAAATGGCGTGCTGCGTGTGAAAATGGGGAAACTAAGTTAATGGCCTGGGGATTTGGTACATGGGATGCAGCAGGAAGAGATAATAACACTGGGCTGGTCAAGATAAACGCTGTAGGGACTATGCAGTTTGATAGCAATTACACGGGAACACAGTCCTTTTATTTACCTTCTGGCTACTCCCTGTCTTACCTGCACCAAGCTGGTGGTAATTACATCGGGAGAATGCGAATTACTATATCTGGCAACAGTGTGACAATATCGAACGTTACAAATGACGATTACTCTTCGGGAACTTTAGGTAAATATCAGATGAACTTTGTAGTTGTCTATGCGAGGTAGGTTATGTCGTTTGGAGCGCTTCTGACCGATTCCCAGGGGGTGCCATTTTACATAGATGGCACAAGACCATTGACTTTGGTCAATAAAGTTGTTTTCAGCGTTCCATCACCAGGCGGGCTGAGATCAATAGATTTGTACCCGAATGACGGGGTGATGAGGTTTGTTTTTATTCAGGATAACGCGGGTACAACAAGCAACTACTGTTCGTGGTTGCAAATGGACAGCAACACATGGCGTCTGTATATGAATTACCAGGCTGGAACTTCAGTAACTGTTTTCATTTTTGGGTATGCAAACCAACCCGTCCCGGCGTGGGGGGTGGCGATTTGGGATGCCCAGAATAATTGCATTCTAACCAACGAAAGCAAAGTTCTGAGGGATGTGACTTCATTAGGGGATCAGTCATCTGATACGAATTCGGGATTTAGATTCACTGGTACTTTGGCCGGCAGTTGGGCTGTAGCTCCCTTCTGGAGTGGTTTATTTACGGGAGTTGATAATTCAACAGGTCAGGCAAGACCGGTGAGCGCAACATTCTATCTAGCTGCTCATTTCAATGGATCACAAACTTTTTTACGGTCTGGCATTGGTCAGGGGTCAGTAGACGGCAATGTTTCCAATCCCAGTTATAGCAATTCCCGATGTTTGCTAACTTGCATTAATGTCGATAAATATTGAAATTCGATCCTTTTGATTAATAAGATTAATTGATGTATATTTTAATTATGTGTAAAAGGATTTTAAACATAAATAAGGATTTATCGTGAAGAAAATTGCTTTATTAATTTTAGTTGCGCTGCTTTCAGCGTGCCAAACGTTACCTCCAGCTCAGTGTACTGCAACGGCCAGCATCGGTGGTCAGGATACCGCTGTTCAAATATACGGCGTCAGAAAGCAGGCGAACCAGACCCAGTATTACGCTGGGAGCCCTTTCGGGTGGAAGTGGGTATCAAAAAACAACTTTACCCATTCCACCTGTGACAAATGATTAGTAGCCTTATCCTACAAGACCCGGCCTCCGTGCCGGGTTTTTTATTGCCCGGAGATAACCTATGCCTGCAGGCACTATCGCACTAACTAACAAATCAGCCACAGTTGCCGGTACTGGTACCAGCTTCACCACTGAGTTAAAGGCGGGAGATTTCGTATACGTCAATGTAGGCGGTGCACCTTATACGCTGGTGGCCGCAAACGTCACATCAGACACGCAGTTAACTCTGGCGGTTGCTTTTGATGGCCCTACGACTACTGGATTAGCCTGGAATGCAGTACCTGCATCGTTGAATGTGGCAATCACACAAAAAATTCTCAATGACTTTGCCAGTGTTGCGCGAGGTCGCATATTGGATTTTCAGAACTGGCAGGCAATTTACAGCGATGCTGCATCAGTGACTGTGACACGACCAGACAGGACTCAGTTTGCTGGACCTTCCTGGGGTTACATGGCAAGCCAGTACAAGAACAAAATTGATAATTCTAAAAATTTAAGCGACCTGGCAGATAAGTCTTCTGCCTGGAAAAACCTTTTAGATGGCAGGACCGACAAAGTCGCGAGAACTGATTTAGGGCTTAAGTCACTTTCCTTACAAGATACTATCGACAGAAGCGACCTCAACCAGGAGTTGTCTAATAACCTTTTTGCGGCAGGGTCCAGGGCAAATATTCAGGGAGCGGGTGTTTTTTACTTCGATAACACACCATTTGGATACAATGAACAGTACGGACTTTGCCTTCAGGTAAACAACAGAACTGACACAAGCGGCGGCGCAGGAACCGGGGTATGGCAACATTATCTTGCGCTTTGCACATCAGGAAACATCATTTATGTTACCAACATAAATGGTAGCTATTCAGCAAGAAAACTTTACACCACCTCCAATACAACAACAAACTCAAGTGGTGCCCTGGTACCAGCATCGCCCATCGTTAGAATCGTAAATCACCGTGATACCTCAACCCGAAGCGACCTGCTAGGTGTTAATAATGAAGAGTATGCGTGGTCCACAGCGCGCGGGCTTTGCAATGAAGAATCTAAAGGTTGCACAGTATCCAGAACGGATACGGGCACCTACCTTATTAAGGGCGCAACTGGCCTAGCTAAAGACCTGTGGTCAGTAATGGATTGTGGTAATGGTCAGGGTCGAATCATTGCGCTGGCTGAAGCAGAAGAATCAGCAGATGGCGTGGTAGTTCGCTGCTTCAAACAGAAGTACACCTTAACTGAGGGGGGAGACCTTACAGTTGAGAAAGGAGCGATAATCGATATTCCTGACGAGACTTGGATTGATGTTCGTTTAGATATGCCTGCTGACTCAGTTTTCAACCAGCGCCAACAGAAAATGTCCGCGAAGGTTAATGAGTAGCCTCGTGATGAGCCTGCATAAAAAAGCCCGGCGACCGGGCAATAAATAAACCGCTCCTGTCTCAGCAGGTTTACGGGGTGGGTGATTAAAGCTTAGTCACTCACCCTGTACCCTTCAAAATAAAATCCCTTTCCTACCAACACCTTTACAAATCTCACATCCACATCGGCTTGATCAATTTCATGGGTTGATATTACTGTAATTATATACAGTAAAAATCGGAGGGTAAAAAAATGCCCCGTGACTACGAAATCATGATTGCCTTTCGTCATGCTATTAAGCGCGATAGTGAAGGCCGCTACACACTGAGCACTCTGGACTTTGTACGCGAACTGGATGCCCTCAACTGGCATTACACGCTTCGCGCCGCTAACAAGTGGATAGAGACGCACACAACAACCTTCCGCGACATCTCAACTTCTGAAGGCGAGGAGCGCGTGTTTCAGGTTTTTAATCCTAATGGTGGCTTCTGATGTTCGCCCTGGTTGACGTTAATTCGTTTTACGCCAGTTGTGAGACAGTATTTAGGCCTGACCTGCGCGGAAAACCTGTCGTTGTTCTCAGTAACAACGATGGTTGTGTAATTGCCCGGTCTGCAGAAGCCAAGGCGTTGCAGATACCTATGGGAGCGCCTTATTTCAAACTTAAGAATGATTTCAGGCGGCATAACGTTCAGGTCTTCAGTTCCAATTACGCGCTTTATGCCGATATGAGTAATCGCGTCATGACGACCCTGGAGGACATGGCCCCGGCAGTCGAAATATATTCAATTGATGAAGCTTTCATGTGCCTGGATGGCATGCAACGTCTTACCTCACTTGATGATCTCGGGCGAAAGGTGCGAGCCAGAATCAAACAAGAAACCCACCTAACTGTTGGCGTTGGTATAGCGCAGACAAAAACGCTTGCGAAGCTGGCTAACCATGCTGCTAAAAAGTGGAGTAAGACAGGCGGCGTTCTGGATTTGTCCAACATTGACCGGCAGAAAAAGTTGCTTGCCCTTGTTCCTGTAGAGGATGTCTGGGGCGTTGGGCGGCGCATCAGTAAAAAACTTAATGCCATGGGTATTACTACTGCTAAAGACCTCGCTGAGCAGAGCACGTACATCATCCGAAAACACTTCAACGTAGTGCTTGAGCGCACCGTCAGGGAACTGCGTGGCGAGCCCTGCTTAGAGCTTGAAGAGTTCGCACCAACCAAACAGCAGATAGTGTGCTCACGTTCGTTTGGATCACGTATCACCGAATACATGGACATGCGTCAGGCCGTCTGTGCCTTTGCAGAACGAGCTGCAGAGAAGTTGAGGAAGGAAAGGCAGTACTGCAAACAGATCGCTGTATTTGTCCGTACCAGCCCGCATGCAGAGGGTGAGGTGTTTTACGGCAATCAGGCCAACGGGAAATTGCTCACGCCTTCTAACGATACCCGCGACATTATCCGGGTGGCTATGGACGCATTGAATCAGATATGGATCGACGGTCACCGTTATATGAAAGCAGGCGTAATGCTGGGCGATTTTTTCAGCCAGGGAGTGTCTCAGCTCAACCTGTTTGATGAGTACCGGCCACAGCCTAACAGCGAGGCTCTGATGCGTGTTGTTGATGGGCTTAACCAGAGTGGCAAGGCAAGCTTGTTTTTTGCAGGGCAGGGAATAGAGAAGTCATGGGCCATGAAGCGCGAGATGCTTTCACCTGCCTATACAACTCGTTTTACAGACCTTCCGATAGCAAAGTAACGACCGAACTTAAATTAAAGCATAGAATATAGTCATTGATGGATTAATGTTTTTTAACTGCTTGTTTTTAATGATGAATTTTTGGATTCTAACGAGGTTGGCAATATATTGGCTAAAGTATATGATGAACCCGGCGATGAGCCGGGTTTTATAGAAAATCTCAATCTTTTTTTGATTGAAATGCAGTTGATTGAGCTGCTTGACTAGCGTTAACAGGGTAATGTGCAGCTGCCAAGGTTTTGTAAGCATTTTCAACGATCTGCTGTAAGCTCATTTAATCCTCTTATAATCTATTGAAATATTGATGGTTCAAGTCTTTATCAAAATAATGCTTTCTTTTGATCCATACGAAACCATCGCCTTTTGATAGTACAGCAACATCGATTGGTCCGCCAACACTATCACTCTCATTTGAGACTTTTCTTTTAAACGCAGTGAGGTTAACTAATGATTCTGCCATATAACCTAAATCTACTTTTGCTAGGGCTCCTAAAATAGATAGAACTTTCTGTACGTGATTGATTGTCATATGGTTCTGAATTTCTTGACTAGCAAAAAATGTTTGCCTACCGATAGATGCATCAAACATTAATTCAATATCATTTTGGTTAAGTTGTGGATTAGCAGCCATTATTGATGATGTAACTTCGTTTTTTAGGTTGCGAAGACTTGAATTTATAGATTTATTTACACATTCTAATATACTTTGGCTACATCCTTTCATAAAAGTATGAACTTCATCCTCCTGTGCAAAAGGATATATTCCTATAGTGTGTCCATAATTATTTACATTATGCTGCGTGGGGCGCATAATTTTATTGTTAAACACGCCATATATATGAAAGGATTCAACTACTGGGTAGTAGTCATCTTCACCATATCCCGCAATAACTATCCCAGAATATGTTTGCAAGTCGTTCTCTTTACAGGTATAAAGAGCAAAAAGCTCAGTTAATACATCGATTAGAGTTGCAGGGTAAGGCGCACCATTGTTAACATTATCTGGAACAATTCGTTGTGAGCAAATATCATTAATTACTTTTGAAATTTCTTGTCTGGCAATGTTGTAATCTGAAATGTTGAACTTATCGAAGAACTGATTATTTCTCATTTCTGCGATTTTATTCCTAGCACGAGTCTCAACAAAATTATGATATTGCACAGGAAGTGGGAACTGATTGTGAGTTTGAAGGAAAGCGGTAACATCCTCATCTTGGACTAGTTTTAATAAAGGAGCGAGTATTGCTTCAGAATATAAGCTAAAAAAGAACTTATCCTGCAAGTCTTTAGTTATGATGTAATAATTAGACTCAACATAATCGAAAAACGAAGCGGCGAAACCGCTAATGTGACTAAAGTTTTGATTGCCAATGCTTTTTCGATAAGCTTTGATTAAAAGCTCCCAAGGAGCATTACAAATACTTGCATTATTGTATATCATTAATGCAACAGGGTGATGCCGAGACAATTCAAATAACTTATCGGCATTGTTATATATTTTCTCAGCAAACCCATTGGTTGTCGTTACTGCTGAATCAGCAGCCAACGCGATCCCAGAACGGTTGAACACTGCAATTTCTGCTGTCATTTATTGTACTCACACATCCCTAGTAAGTTTATAAGCGAGCCAATCTTACGTTAGCTTCGCGCGTAATCAATTCATCGGTCACCCATGTAAAACCTTTAGACCCACACTTGAAATATTCAGATTTATCCTACCTGAGATTTTATGCTATTGAATCCTGATAAATGATCAGTATACGATGTTGATGTGAGTGTAAATTGACCAATTAATTTCATAATAAAACTAAATATGTTGCTGTAAGCTATTGAAATAATTGATGGCAATAAAAATACATATTATGATATTTTTAAGTAATATGTTGTTATTTAAGTAAAAGACATTTGATTTAAAATCCCTCGATCGCAAGGTCGTGCGGGTTCAAGTCCCGCCCCGGGCACCATATTGAAACACCAATAAAATCAAGTAGTAGCAATGTCGTTTAAGCCGCCTCTTTGGGCGGTTTTTTTGTGTCTTAAATTCGGCAGTGGCGATGAAATGGCGATGACATTTTTTGCTGCCATCTTTCATCATGGACCGTCAGCCCACCCTTATCCTCGTACTCTCCTGCCTTGCATAAACCTGCATTTTGGCATCCCTCAGCTTCAGGCCCGCGTCGAAAACTCAAGGCCAGGTCGTTCACGAACTGAAAAGGAAAACAGATGCGTGCAGGCTGTAGTCAGCGGCATCAGCGCTAGCGTTTGAGCTTAATGGGCAACAGCCAAAAGAGCAGGGAAGCCTTCAACCGCAGGAATAAAATTAATTGCTCATTTTATGTGCTATGCTGAATTTCCGTTTCACAACTTAGGCTCACATGGACGACGATGATGAACGGCCCTATATTATCTTTACCGCAATCGGTAAAGCCGTGCTGGAACTGCTTGATGTAAAAGAAGGTTTTTCTGATTTAGAGCTTGCTGAAATACTTGAAGACTGGATGAAAGAGGAGACGAATCCACTTCAGGCGGAGGTTTACAAAATGGCGGCGGAGTTTGTCAGGGCAGGGAAGGCAGTAAATTAA